TTTATTACAATTAAAATTCATGATGGTTTGTATGACGAGTCAAATAAGTTTTACTTTATGTCTGGTCAAAAAGAAACTAGATTAAGAACACATTTACCATTATTAATGCATCAAGCAGATCATATGGCAGCTCAAATTGAATTTGAGTTGTGGGATAATTCAGCAAACCCTAAATCTACATCTAAACCAGCAAACGCTACTAAGGGCGACAAAACACTTAGAGCAGCTAAAAAAATTAATACTGCTAATAATCCGAATCTAACAACTGCAACATTAGACGTTATAGATTCATTTTTTAAAGCTTAATTATGTTAACACTTAGTATTATATTAACCGCAGTAATAATAACTTCTATTTTTATTATTTTAAACTTAATAAAGAAAACTGAAAGATTAGAAGATTTTATTACTAAACAAAGTGAAGCAATTCAAGCTTGTGATAAAAGATTAAAAGAACTAGATCAAAAAGGCTCATTTTATGCAGATGACCAAATTGGGTTCTTTTTTAAAGAAGTAGAAAAAATACAAGAAGCTCTAAACGAGTTTACACTTAAATAAAAACTTAGTAAAAACCACATGTCAAAACTTAAGTATGCCCCTAGCCCTCCCCCCGAACCTGAAATTAACGATACCCCCGAAACAGGTCCTAAAAAAAGAGGAAGAAAAAGAACAAAAAAACAATATTTTACACCAGATACAGACGCAGCCATAAAAGAATACTTATCTACATCTAATCAAGATGAAAGAGATACTATATTTAAAGATAGAATCTGGTATCCATTTTATAAGTTAGCGGAAAATTTAATCCATACATTTAAATTCTACTATACAGAAGTGGATGATTTAGAAGATTTAAAACATGAAGTAATTTGTTTTCTTTTAGAAAAATTAGATTATTTTAAACCCGAAAAAGGTTCAAAAGCATTTAGTTATTTTTCAATTGTAGGTAAAAACTATCTTATTCTTTATAATAATAACAATTATAAAAAGAAAAAGGCAAAAGTAGACGTTTTAAAAGCAGATGAAGATGAGGGTGTTTTACATCAGTTAGGAAGAGATGAACGTAAAGAAGAAATAAAAGAATTTATAGACTACTTTACAGAATACACTGACGAACATATGTTTACTATGTTTAAAAAAACAAAAGACAGAAAAGTAGCGGACGCAATTAATATACTGTTTAAACGTAGGGAAAATTTAGAAATATTTAATAAAAAAGCACTTTATATTTACATAAGAGAAATGACAGAAGTAGACACCCCAGTCATTACTAAAGTAACTAAAATACTAAAGAAAAAATATAAAGAACTATTAAATGAGTATTTAGAAACAGGTTATGTAAGAATTTAATTTCTTCCATATTTATAACAAAACAATATGGATTCACTAAATCAGGTAATATTTGATGATAAATCTTTTGGAGATTTATTAAAAGAAATACATGGTAATCAAAAGAAAAAATCCACCCAGATTGCTTCTATGATTGCCGAATTACGTCCCTTAATTACATCTCTAGGAGACGCTACAGTTGTAGTACCCTTAATTAAAGAATATATGGAAATAAGCGTTAAAAACGATGATCATCTAATTAAGATGGCCTCTATAGTACAACGTTTATCTACTGGAGGAGCTAGTTCAGGAGATGGTGGTTTATTAACTAACGAAGAAATGGATCAATTAATGGATGTAGCTGAAGAAATAGCTAAAACAGTCGAAAACCCTAAAGAAATAGAAGCACCGAAAGATGGGAAGAATAAGTAATAAAAATAGTTCTAAAACTGCTAATAGTCTTATGGATATGGGGGGTAAGTTAGTCCCTTGTAAAGTTAAAAAAGTAATATTAGACCCAGGAACGAGTTTAGCCCAATCCTATGGGGGTCATGATGCAGTAGGTTTAATATTCTATAATAAGGTTAGAAAAAAAGTAGGAGGTTTTGGTATAAATCCCGATTCTAAAGATAAAGAAGAAAATCCTACATTTGATGGTTTTGCAAAACCTTTATTCCCCTTCCTAAAATACTATCCCCTTATAAATGAAGTAGTAACAGTAATTACATTAACAAGTAAAGATTATTTAGATGATAGAACTAGTGTAACCGATTATTATTTTCCTCCTATAAATTTATGGAACCACCCACATCATAATACTTTACCTTCAGTTCAAAACTATCAAAAGGATAATTCAGAAATTTTTAAGGAAGAAGGTTATGGGTATGAGGGTTTAGTAAGAAGAACAATAGATGGAGAAGTAGATTTAAATATACCTTTAGGTAAATATTTTAAAGAATACTTAAATATAAAACCATTATTACCTTTTGAAGGCGACCATATAACAGAAGGAAGGTTCGGTAATACAATTAGATTAGGATCTACAGCAAGGGGGGTTAGTAAGAATAAAGAAACAGGAGCAAAAGAATATAAATTTCCTACGGGTAGTTTAAGTCCTTGGTCTAAGGGGGGTGCATCACAAAATGGTGATCCTATTATAATAATCAGAAATGGTCAACCTAAAGAATCAGATCCTCAAGGGTGGGTTCATACAATTGAAGATATAAATTTAGATCCTTCTTCTATATATATGACTTCAACACAAAATATTGAAAATTTTCAAGTAGCAGCTGATATGTGTTGGTATTCCTTTGGAAATAATGTTTATATAAAACAGGATTCAAATAAACAAGCGGGAAAGATAGTAGGAGATACAAGTGGGGTTTTTGATAAAGAAGCAGGATCATCAGAAGTAGAAGTAGAAGAAGCAGAAGGGGGAGAAACAACAACAGAAACAACAGAAACACTAGAAACAGCAGCAACGGGCAGTGAATCAAGTAGTATACCAGAAGAAGAAACAACAGAAACTATTTCAGAAGAAGAAGCAGGAATGGTGGATGAAGAAAAACAACCAGAACAATACCAAGAAGATAATGAATTACAAGAAGAAGTAGAATATGTAGATCCTAATTTACCCTCTTCTTACCAATACGCGGATGATTCTAGTGAAGATTCTCCTGTAGAATATGGTCAACAATGTGGGCAATGTGCACATTTTGAAAGTTGGTCTAGTAAAAAATGTAACAAATGGAATGCAGTTGTTAAATTTGACTTTTGGTGTCAAAGTTTTAAAGCAAAGGGACCATATGATAATATTATAGGAAAATATTATGAAGGTACAGGAAAAGCAGAAGATTATTCATCTGCAGTTGCTTTAGCAAAACAGAATGCATTAAATAAAGTATATTCATCAATAGATAATACAAACGTAAATGTTATTTTTGGTGAATCCTTTCAATCTAAACCACCTTTAAGATATCCCGATGATGAATTAGAAGTTTATATGGCATATCAAGTTAAATCAATAAGTTAAAATGGCAGAAACAATAAATATACCTAATATACCTAATGTAACTGATTTTATGGCTGAAATACAGGATGGAGGTAAAAATCCAGTTTATACTCCTATATTTCCTGCAGCCTATGAAGGAAGACAAGTAATAATAAATTCTGATAGATTAATTTTTAATGCTAGATTGGCGTCAGATCAAGGTGAGGAAGCCGTAAGAGCAGCTGGTGGAGATATTCATATGTTTTCTCAAAATTTTATCTCATTAAGTACAAGAGGAAGTATACATTTAAATACAGAACACCCTGAGGGAGTAACCCAAGAAGAAAATAACTCAAATTTTGTAATGATTAATGCCCCTAATATATTTTTAGGTATGGATGATGTTCCTGAAATAGGGGAGGGAAAACCAAAATCATACGCTACTGAACCTGCTATATTAGGTTTAAAAAACCAAGCATTAATGGATAAATTATTAAATTTCTTAAAAGTAATAATAGATAAATTAGCAGTTGAAAATATATATATAACCGGAGCTCCCGGAGAAGAATCCTCACCTAAAAAAGAAATATGGGAAGGTATAAATAAAGATTGGGAGGGAGAAGGAACAGCAGAAGCAGGAACAATAGGTGAATTAAGACAATTATTAAGAGACATTAAAAGTCAACATGTATTTATAAAAAAATAAAAAAATGCCACTTAACGCACAAGCAGAAATATCAGGTAAAATACAAGAATCATTAAGTTCGGTTAAATTAAAAATGCCTAATGGGGAGATGCCCCATAAAGAAGCACTAGCAGGTTTAAGTGGGATAATGCCTAATCCCAAAACAGTAAAAAATGTGTTGGCTTGTGGTACAGGAGTACCTACTAATTTCTTATCAGATTTTGATCCCTTATCTTCATTAATAGCGGTAATTCCACTTCCTAAACCTAAAATTTCAATTAAAAGTCCTATAATAGATGTTGTAGATAGGGTACCTGATCCTTTACCTCCTATAAACATAGATGGATTAACTAAGGGAGAAATAGAGGAATTAGAAAGAAAAAGAGAAGCCCAACAAAAACGTAATGAGTTAAAAACTAAAGCAGGAAATAAATTAAGAGGGGCAGCAGCAGGATTAGTAAATAAATTAGGATCTGAAGTTCAAAACCAACTTCAAGGAGGGGTAGAAGGGGCAGTACGTAATGCAGCAACAGGAATGTTAGCGGGCGCTATGGGGGCTCCAGGTGTAAAAGATATTATGATGAAAGTAGCAGCTTTTAAATTTTTTAAAGCCCAAATGGCAGCAGCTAGTGAAAAAATTAAAATAGTCCAAGAAGAAGCTAAAAAAACAATGGAGGAATCCAAAGATGTATTAAAAGGATCAACAGAATCTGTAGCAGAAGATAAAGTTTTAAAAAAAGAAGACACAGAAAAAGAAAGTGAAGCTGCAAGTCAGGAATCATCTGCGGACACAATGGTACCTACTTCTCCTGGTCATCCAGGTCCCGGTAATAAAGCAGACAGTAAAACAACAAGAAAAGCAGCAGAGTTAAGAGCAAAAGCAGAAGGCTTTAAAAAGAATTTAGACCAAACAGTAAAAAATGTAGGATCTTTCCTAACAGATATATTAGGAACAGTAAAAAAATTATTAGGAACAATTTTAAAGGTAGTAGGAGCCTTAATGGCTATATTAGGTCTTGTAGCAATGTTAAAACAACTAATGGAATTAATGATGATGTTAATGTTTGGTAAATGTAATGGGGGTACATCAGGAGGAGCAGCAAATGATTCTCAAGCCCAAACCCCCGAACAATTTCTAGCAGAACTACAATACCCAGGATTTACAGAACAAGATTTTTCAGAGGCACTTGAGAATGCTTTTAACACAGAACCAGCAATAACTCTACCTACATTTTCAAATACAGATTTATATGAACCTATAATAATAGGGGGTTATCAGATAGGTCAACCCCTAACAGCCCAAGATAGAACAGATAAAGATTTTGTAATTCATCCAATAATGGGGGATTTAACAGGAATTCATCCTCAAATTACAAACGATTTATACAACAGTGGAGTATTACCCCTACCTAAGGATGTAAAAACACCAGACCCAACACAATTTGAAAAAGGCTTAGACGAATTATATGATCAAATATTTGATGATCTCGTAGAATCTGAAAATTTAGAATATATAGAAAAACTATATAACTTAGATTTTGAAATGATTGGATATAAACGTTATAGAGCTTAAAAAAATTATATTTATTAACAAAGACAAACAAACATGAAAGCAAAAACTTTTGAAAATCTAATTAGAAAAGTAGTTAGAGAAGAAATCGATTATTCGTTACGTAGAGAAATTAAATCACTTAAAGAGGATTTACGTGATGAATTAAAACCAACAATAGTAGAACACACTGAAAGAAGGGTTGAAGTTCCAGAAGCAACTAAACTATCCTTAAAAGAAAAAATCATGGGCAACGCACCAATAAAGCAACGCGCATCACAAAATTATACATCTAATGGAGCTTTAAACGACCTATTAAATGAAACAGCACAAGGTAGTACAAACACAGAAACAGCAAATTCACCTGTAAACATGACTCAACCATTTGCAACAGGGGCCCCATTACCTGAAAATGCAGCAGGATTACCCCCCGAAGTAGCAAACGCTGTAACAAGAGATTATAGTGGTTTAATGAAAGCAATTAACGCTAAAAAAGGAAACTAATAAATGGCAAACGTAAGAGATTATATCCAAATTAACCCCATTGATACTGAACAAAACAGAGCGGTAGGGGTTTCTCTTCCTTTTGATGGGGAGGGGGTATTTAATTCTACTTACACCACTAAAGAACAAATGAAGAGTAATATGTTAAATGTATTACTTACAGAACCTGGCGAAAGGGTGTTTAAACCTAATTTTGGGGTAGGACTAAGAAATTATTTATTTGAAAACTTCACAGATGTAGATACTTTAGAAGATAGAATAAAAAATCAAGTAAATATATACATCCCCCAAGTAGAATTAACTAATGTTAAAATTATTAAAGATCCAAACTCCCATAATTTAAAAATCAGTATATTTTACCAAATTATAGCAAATAAAGAAACAGATGCAATACAGGTTAATTTTTCTCCTGATAACGGTTTAAATGACTCATCTAATAATTCACCTGGTATAGGAGGATATTAAAATAAAAAATATGGCTTACAATAAAATATCAAATAAAACACAAGAAAAAGACATTAAATATCTAAATAAAGATTTTAGTACATTTAGATCTAGTCTATTAGATTTCTCAAAAACATACTACCCAGATACTTTTAATGACTTTACAGAAGGATCACCAGGTTTAATGTTTATGGAGATGGCAGCCTATGTAGGAGATGTTTTATCTTATTATGTAGATACCCAACTACAAGAAACCTTTTTAGATACTGCTCAAGAGAGAACAAATTTATTTCATTTAGCATATACATTAGGATATAAACCAAAAGTAACATCTGTGTCGGCTACTAATTTAGAATTATTTCAATTAGTACCTTCTAAAGGAAGTTCTTTAAATAAATCACCCGATTTTGATTATGCCCTAACTATCCAACCACCATCTTCTTTTTCAACACAAACAGGAATAAATTTTACTCTTCAAAATCCCGTAGTTTTTGATCATTCTTCCTCTTTTGACCCAACTGAAATAAGTGTATATTCGGTAGATTCAAACGGTGAACCTTTTTATTATTTACTTAAAAAAACAACCCCTATAATTTCAGCTGAAAAAACTGTAAAAACTTTTGATATAGAAGAAATTCAGAGATTCCTTACTTTAAACCTAATAGATGAAGATATTATATCTATAGAATCAATAATAGATTCTGATGGAAACGAATACACAGAGGTACCTTATCTAGCTCAGGACACAGTATTTGAAAATATATCTAACGTTCAAGGAAATACAACTTCATTATTTGAACACCACACAGAATCTCCCTATTTATTAAAACTAAAAAAAGTACCTAGAAGATTTGTAACTAGATTTACAACTAATAATATATTAGAAATTCAATTTGGGGCGGGAGATTCATCTAAAACAGATGAAGAAATTTTACCTACTCCTGATAATATAGGGTTAGGTGGTAGAGATGGAAGAAGTAAATTAGACCAATCAATTGATCCATCTAATTTCTTACATTCACAGACTTATGGAAAGGCTCCTTCTAATACAACCTTATCTGTAACTTACCTTAAAGGAGGGGGGATTAGATCAAATGTTCTTTCCCAAACAATAACTAAAATATCTACTCTTAACATCAATAATAAACCAAACCTAAATGGTAATTTATTATCATTTTGTAGAGAATCATTAGCATGTTCTAATCCAGAATCTTCAACGGGAGGGGGGTCAGGAGATACAACTGAAAATATAAGATTAAATGCTTTAGCTAATTTTTCATCACAACAAAGAGTAATAACAAAGGAGGATTACTTAGTTAGAACTTTATCTATGCCTTCTATTTATGGTAGTATAGCTAAAGCATATATAGTAAAATCTACAGATATAGAATCACCTAATAGTAATACAGAAAACTCTCAAATATCCTCTAACCTATATACGTTAGGATATGATAAGAATAAAAAATTAACCAATTGCAATACTGCTACTAAAACAAACTTAGCAACTTATTTAAATTATTATAAACCCCTAACAGATTCTATTAATTTGATGGATGCTTATGTAATTAACTTGGGTATTGATTTTGAAATAACAACTTTTAAAAACAATAGTAATCAAATAGTCTTATTAGATTGTATAGAAGAACTTAAAAAATATTTTAATATAGAAAAATGGCAAATTAACCAACCTATAATAGAATCAGAAATATATAATTTAATAGGTAACGTAAAGGGGGTACAATCAGTAATAAGTGTCACTTTTAAAAACCTAGCAGGAATAGAAAAAGGCTATTCACAGTACAAATATGATTTTTCAACAGCAACTAAAAACGGTATTATATACCCCTCATTAGATCCCTCTATTTTTGAAGTAAAAAACTTAAACTCAGACATTAAGGGTAACATAAAACAATATTAAAATGGCATATTACTCAATATTTCCAGAAAAAGATACAACAATATATAGTCATCCGGATCGTATTCATATGAACACAGGTCGAGATGAAATACTTGAATTAGTTGATGAAAAAGCCACTACAGGTAATACTTACTATACTTCTAGAATTTTAATCAAATTTAACAATGAGGAAATTAAAGATATAATTGAAACAAAATTAGCATCTTCAACTTTTATAGATTCAAATAACGCCCAAGTATCTCTTGATTTATATACGGGGGAAAATAAAAGTTTAACACAAGGACACATTATTGAAGCTTATCCTTTAAGTCATTCTTTTGCAGAAGGAAGCCAAAGATACAGTGCTAATCCCCCCACAACAACAACAGGAAGTTTTCAAGCAGCAAATGGTGCAACTTGGGTCAATAGGAATGAAAGCGCAACTTCAACATGGTTAACCACAGGTTTTGGGGCAAATACAACAGGTTCTTACTTAACACAAGCAGGAGGGGGAACATGGTATACGGGAAATGCATTTAGGGCAGAACATTCTTTTTACGCTGAGGATGATTTAGATTTAAAATTAGACGTAACAAACATAGTTCAAAAATTTTCAGCAAGTTATTACCAATCAGCAACATACCCTACGGGGATTCCAAATAATGGGTTTATAATTAAAAAACCAAAAGTAACAGAAGAAGATAGTTTTGGTTCGGGAGAATTACAATATTTTTCCTCAAACACCCACACAATATACCCACCTAAATTAACTTTTAAATGGGACGATTCGACATATAACCCAACAGTAGGGTCTACAACTTTAACCAGTGGAGATATATTTTTATCTTTATATAATAATAAAGCCGAATTTCAAAGAAAATCAAAACAACGTTTTAGATTAACTACAAGAAAAAGATACCCAGACAGAACATTTACAACAGAATCTAATTATTTAAAAATACAATATTTACCTGCTACTAGTTATTATAGTGTAAGAGATGCGGAAACAAATGAAGTAGTAATACCCTTTGACACTGAATATACTAAATTAAGTGCAGACAGTGAGGGTATGTATTTTGATTTACATATGGAGGGTTTTCAACCAGAACGTTATTATAAAATAATGTTTAGATCAGACAATAATGAAGGGATCCAAATTTTTGACGAAGATTATTTCTTTAAAATAGTAAGATAATGAAATTAACAAAAAAAACATATCTATCAACAGACGCAGATAAGTTAATTGATAGAAATTTCAATGAAATAGGAAAAAAAACAAGTAGTGTAAATATATCTAGTTTTTTTCAAACATATAAAGATATATTTTTTAGAATACCTAAAAGAGGAACTAATTCCCACTTGTCTTTATATGAGGAAAGTGGAAAATTTATAGGAAATCCTGAATCATCTGACCAGTTAAAGTTAAAAAACAAAGATAGAACAATAAAAGATCTACAATCTCAAATTTCTAACTTAACACATAAAAACGAAATGTTAAGCTCTATTAATATAGCTCAAGAACTTGAAATTAAGAAAATAAAACAAATTTAATTTAATATGGCGAATCTAATTGAAGAAAGTTCTAAATCAAGAATAGACATAAAAAACATAAAGGATCTAAATACTATATTAGTAGATAGAAAATTTGGTAGGCCCGAAGACTATATAGAGGTTTTTATAACAGATCTAAATGATACAATTTTATCGACTATTCCTAACTTCACCGAATATACTTCGGGAGAGAATACTCAAGGATTAGTAGATGAAATAAATATAGATGTTTTAAGTGTATTAAATAACCAAGGTTTTAACTCAGGTACTTATAAGTTATATGCAAATATACAAAAAAGAAAAATATTTAATACTACTACACCCCCATTTAGTATAAAGGAAATATCCCCCTCAAAAACGGAATTAAAATTAAGAACAACAGAGGGAAATACTAGATTAGATACTAATTCAAGAACTTTTATATCCCAAATCCAAAACTCTACATATTTTAGAGACTTTACTTTAAATTTGGGTAATAATGTAAACCTAACAGCTGTTAATATTGAGTTAGATAGTTCTAACCCTAATGAGTTTTTATTAAGTATAAAACTATTAAAACCCCTACCAGGAAATATTAAAGAGGGGGATAAATTAACTTTAGTTGAGGATATAACTGAACCTATAGTAATGACCTATAATTTAGGTTCATTACCTCCTATAGAATCAACAACCCTCCTAAAAGGGCCCAACTTTAAAATAGACACTAGATTAAATAGTTCACTACCTTCAGCTTTTAAATCTTATGATGACATATTAACCACTGAAACTACCTCATCATATCAAAAATTATTAAGTAAACTAGATGGATATGAAATCCCAGAAGTAGATTATTCATATATTAAACCCATACACTCAGCTTCAATTGGTTTTGAAACAGTAACCCCTTCCCATTTTGAAAATTTTGTACATTTTGGTAATGCTGGGGAATTATTAAAAAACTTTGAATATAAGTTAAAATTAATAGAATTATACGATAACCAACTAACAGAATTAAATAATATACCTGGAACCACATCTACAATAACAACAGATGCATCATCATCAGTATTAAATAAAAAAGAAACTATAATCCAAGGTTTTAGTGGTTATGAACAATTTTTATATTTTACATCAGGATCAAACACTTATACTTGGCCCAAAACAACCTCAACAGAACCTTATTTATTATCCCCCACAACCTCTACTACAGCAAAAACATGGTTAGGTAGTGAAAACTACACAAATACTTATTATGGGGGGCAATTATTATCCGCTTCTATTTTTGATAGACAAAACCCAAACAGGTTATTTAAATTAACCCCTGCATTTATAGGAGATAAAGAAGAAAATAAACCTTATGAATTATTTTGTGATATGGTGGGACAGCATTTTGACCCCATATGGACACACATTAAAGAATTCACTCAAATTAGAGACAACAGCCACACAATGGGGGTTTCTAAAAACCTAGTATACTATGCATTACAAAGTTTAGGAATAGACACGTTAGATCAATTTGAAAATGAAGATTTAGTAGATTATATATTCGGTAAACCCTCAACACCATCAGACATATCAACAATGGTGTCTGCTTCTTCTGAAATTATGTCTAAAGAAGACATGACTAAAGAAGTTTGGAAACGTTTATACCATAATGCACCTTACCTTTTAAAAACAAAAGGAACAGAAAGGGGATTAAGAGCCCTAATTAATTGTTATGGTATTCCTAGTACAATATTAGACATTAAAGAATTTGGAAGTTCAAGTCCTATTAAAGATGATGTTAAATTATACACTTATGATAAATTTACTCAAGTACTAACAGGAGATTCTTTAGATGGAACTAAAAGAGGAATGTTCATCGAAACAGAGTGGAGTAGTTCTAATACAAGGGTATTATCATCCTCTAAAAAAACCGTAGAATTTAGAATAAAACCAACAAGAAACGATTCCCCCCTAAAACTAGATAAAAGACAACATCTTTTTTCATTAACCTCTAATATAGCAAATTCAGTATCTAGTTCCGACATACATTTAATAATCCAACCATATACAGGTAGTGATGATTTTTATACAACAAATGATAGAACTAATTTTGGAAGATTAGAATTACAACAATTTACAGAAAGTATATCTAACACAGAATATTTTAACATATATAACGGAGATTTTTGGGATGTAACTTTATCAACAGATGGTATATCAGGTAGTAATTCTACCCTTAACTATGGTGCATATCAAGCTAACCATTTAAGAGACGTACTTCACCACACCCAATCTATCTCAATATCTGAAAAAGTAAACGCAGAATCTTTTGGAAATCCTTACTATAATGCAGGTATACATGGAACATCTAAAGCCTTTATTGGGGGTATAAAAAATACATTATTTGGGGGTAATATTACAAGTTCAATTTACACCAATAATGTAACTAGTTCATTTGATTTAGGTTTTGAAGGTTCAATATCTGAAATAAGGTATTATTTTGGGGAACAGCTATCACATAAAACTCTCCAACTACATGCATTAGAGCCTTTAATGTATGGGGGTAACTCAATATCTTCTTCTTATGATCATTTAATTTTAAGATATCCCTTATCGTTTGAATTATCAATACCCCCAGAGACAAACAATCAACTACCTTCCTCCTCTTATGCGTGGAATGTTTCACCAACATCCCCTTTAGTTGGACCTATTACAGGAGGGGTTATTTTAAGTTCAAGTGGGTATCCTTCAACGGGGTCTGCCCTTACAAATTATAGTGGTCAGCCTTTTAGTTCATCAGGGGCTTTTGTATACCCCCCTTCGGGATCAAATATACCAGTATTTACAGTTGCAGGTACTCCTTTACTACCATCCCACCACCCCAACCAAACAGTAAACTATTTAAATGGGTTTACTTATTTTGATGATAAAGATGTAGAATTAATAGTAGAAACACACCACATACCTACACCTAATACAATTGGTAAATCTCCTATAAACAGAAAGGTATATATAGATAAAGGAACCACAGATGATGATATATTATCACCAGACATCTTATCACGATTACCCTCAACAGAAAGACAGGTACCTGATTTTAGTAATATAGGAATATATTTATCCCCACAAAATGAAGTAAATGAGGATATAATTTATACTTTAGGTACTTTTAGTTTAGATGAATTTTTAGGGGATCCTAGAGAAGAAACATCAGGGGAATATACAAGTTTTAAACCATTAATTGATCAATATTTTAAAAAATTAGAAAAGGGTAAAGACAGATACAACATTTGGGATTTTACAAGGTGGATGCAGTTTTTAGACCACACATTATTTGATTTAATTAAACAATTTGTACCTCAAAAATCAACAACTAAAACAGGGCTTTTAATAGAACCCCACTTCCTAGAAAGAACTAAATTTAAAAGATACCACCCAATAATTAATAGACCAGAATATAATGGTACTATACAAGAAGTAACACAATCTTTCTCTAAAAACAGTAATAGATCTCAACTAGACAATACTACAGGTTCAGCTGTTTTATCTCAATATAATTTTATAGGAACGGGAAGTGATGGAAAAGCTTTAGGGTCAGGATATGATACAAACATAGATGTAGCAAATGCATTAGCTGCAAGTAGTACATGGGAACAAGGACCTATACAACCTGCAAGAGGACCAGAATTACTAGCTAACGGAACATTTACTAATAACCATGGTTGGCATATAACGGCAAGTTATGGTAATGATCCATCATGGATAATAGGAGGAGGAGTAGCACAAGCAGGACAAGGAACAGATTTTGGGACCATGACACATTCAGCTAGTATATTTGAAGGACACACTTATGAAATAATTTATGATGTAACTGTTGCAGATACTACAGGAACTGGCCAATTAATATTAGCAAACCACACAGATGTAGGAGGTGCTAATTCAAATGTGCATCTTATAGGAGAACAAGAAGTAGGAACATATTCAGTTCAGTGGGTTCAAGGAGCAGCTTTAGCAGGTAAAATAAGATTATATAATAATTCTAATTTTGATGGTAGTATTGATAATATATCAGTAAAAGAAGTTATAATAAATGGATCTAATAATGAAGTTAGGTCTTCAGTAGGTTCAAATGAATTAAGACCTTGGGCTTTAACTCCTAGAGGTAACTTTTTAAACTCTAAGGTTAGTAAAATTAAATTTAAATCTTACCCCTCTCCTGAATTAATAATTAATGGGGATTTTACTAATGGTTCAAGCAATTGGACTTTAAATGGTGCACCAAATGGGTGGACATGGAATACAGCAGGAACAATAGTAGGTACTACTGTAACTAATAATTATAAAATAAACCAAAGCTACCTACCACTTAACACATTTAAAGTAGGAACAGAATATGAAATTAAAGTATCCATATCCAACTACATTGCGGGTAATGTAAATATTGCTCTTTACAATGAAGATGGTAAGGGTTTTCTTATAAGTAGTTTTTCAGGAAATGGAGACCATACATTTAAAAGAACAGTTGGGACAGGAAATACATCCACCACAGCCTTTTTTAGCAGATTTTATATCCAAGCGGGCACTATATTTACAGGAGACATAGATAATATATCAATAAAAGAAGTACAAGAAAATATCAAAGAAAACGTTGAATTTGATGATGCTTTAATAGACTCAGCAGTATGGAAACGTTCTCGTTATGAAGGATCAAAATTAACAGGAGCAAAAATTAACGAATACACAGCAGGAGACATAACTTATGGTTTAAATCCTGTTGTAGAACAAAATACAACAGCCCTTTATTTTGGTAAATCTTTAACATCTGCAGATGGGATAGAAGATGATAATTTAGCTACCATAAAAAACCACTCATACATTGACATTGAAAAAATTATATTAATAGACAAATATGATGATTCAATTACTTCTATTGATTTAAAAAATGAAAATTTTAAAGGGATAAATGGATATATTGCAAAAGATTTTAAAAACGGTTCTTCTTTTAACATAGAATTATTAGATAGTAAAATTAAACACAAACTAAAAGACACATACAAAGCTAAATTCAACCAAGGATATCTTTATAAAATTGTAGAACATAAAGGAGTAGGAAATAGTGAAGGAGTAAACGGACAAGGAATACAAGTAGGATACATTGATAGCTCATCACATGCTTTTTCTGAACAAAACACAACAGGGTCCTTACAAAACTGGTTTGTTTATGGAAGACACAGTAATGTAATGAATAGTGATACTTTAACTTTAAAAAGTAACACACTAACTAAAAAGATTTGGCCTCAAGAAAATGCATTTGGTTTAGTAGATTTTATAACTTCAAGTGGACATTACGTTTATAATAATATGACATCTTTATCATCCTTCTACAACTCAATATTAATACCTGTTGCCTCAGAAAGCCAATATAGATTATTTGGAACCGTCCAACTAGGTCAATCAACAAATGTAGCAGATTATTTAGCTGAGACAGATGCGGGAATTAGAAACATAAGTACTTTTGAACTAGATTTAAAAAAATATAATGTAACTTCTTCGGGCACATTAAATTCTATGCACACATTAATTTCCTCTAGTGCTAATATGTCGGGATTTGGAAAACCACTACTACAACCTAACACATTTGCTATCCCTATTATGCAAGGCCCTCATGATATTATTACTACTAAAAAAGTAGGAACGGGTATAACGTGGCCAGCAAATGGGGGTAATGTAGGTAGTTTTTCTGCTGCTGCAAAAGGTAGAATCCAACTACAGAAATACTTTCATGGTGAGTCTTACGCTAGTGCTATATATCAAATTTCATATTTAGAAGAAACAAACACACTTATAGCAAACATAGACAAATCAATAGAATTAGCAAATGATGTGGGTGGTGAAGGATATATACTTATACCAGACAACATAGATAAAGAAATAAGCGATAATTTAGATTTCTATTTAGATAAAGCAGGGTTAAAAGAAAATTCAAAAGCTAAAAAATCACCTCCACGAGGAAGATAAAACATATTATATTTATAACAAAACACAACAATAATGGGATATTTAGACAATACTAGCATCACCGTAGATGCAATTTTAACAAAAAGAGGCCGTGAATTACTTGCAAGAGGAGACGGTTCTTTTAACATAACACAATTTGCATTAGCAGATGATGAAATAGATTATACTTTATTTAATGAAAACCATCCTAATGGTTCACAATATTATGGAGAAGCAATTGAGAATATGCCTCTTTTGGAAGCAATTCCTGATGAAAATAATATTATGATTCATAAATTAATAACATTACCAAGAGGGACAACAAAACTACCTATTGTAACTGCTAACATTTCTAAAATTCAATTATCTTTAGGTGCTTCAACATCAGTAAGTCCAAATACATTAAACTTCAGAGGATTAGCAAACATAGTAGAATCAGGAGGATATTTAGCAACAATTGCAGACAGAAGATTATTAATAGCATTTGAAGGGGTAGGAGGAGCAGCAGCTGCATCAACAGCAAGACCTTTTAGTAATTCAGCATTAAGTGAGACTATAAGAGGAGCTTCATTCTCATTAACAGCTATTAATAGTACTACACTATTTGGAACAAACACAAAATTACTAACAACTTTAACTGTTGAGGGAATAGATTCGGGAGCAAGAGTAACTATACCAGTAGAAATAACTAAAGATGTAATATCAACATCAAACACTCAAGGACAAACAGGAGTAACACTAACATAATAAAACATGGCATCATACAGTAGATTAAACAGAGAAGACATAACAGTAAGTACTGATAAGGTAGTATCAAATGCGTGGAGTCAAGATACAGACACACTAACAACATTTTTTACTTCATCAACACAAGCAGTATTTACAACAGCAACATCACAAGGAAATTTTTACCTAGACACATATAAGGATAATATAAATGAAACAAGTAGTGCTGATATTCAATTCGCAGTGTCCTACGGTCATAAAGCGGGATCAGGATCTCTAGCCTTTACAAACACCGCAGGGGCTTTAGGAAATTCAGCTACCAAAGTAATTTATAACCAATATAGACAACTAATATATGGTGATGAAAATTCCGATTTTACATTTAGTGGTGGTACCTCAAATGATATTTGGGTAATTAACGTATCTAGAGGAAGATATAAACATGCATTAAAGGCAGGATCATTGAACCTAGTTTTATCAGATGGTACTAACACTACTCATTTAACAGACGATAGTATTACTTTAACAGGTTCATCAACTACTACTAACTTAGGTAGACAATTTAATTTAGTGTCAGGTTCAAATGGTGTAATGTTAGGATCCTCATTACCCCAAACTGCAGGAGCCCATTTAATGAGTGGATCTTATGGTTTTGTATACCCAGAAGCAGGTATTATTGTTTTAAATGGAACAGCCTTAAGAAATAGAACAATAGCAAAATGGACAGAAGCAACAAGTGGTACTTCTAACCAAAAAAAGGTTCAATTATTATACAATGCTTTTAAGGGTACTGGAGCATCATTTCAGGTAGACAGTGAAGAAAAAGTATCATCTCAATATATGTTTGTAAGAGTTAAAAACAGTGAATTTAATTATTCCTCTAATCCTTCATATATAGATGGAAATGGAAATCTTAATAACACAACAATGGCAGATTCACCTACATCTTATATAACAACAGTAGGTTTATACAACGATGATAATAATTTATTAGCAGTGGCGAAATTAAGCCAACCATTAAAAAAAGACTTCACAACAGAAGCACTTGTTAGAATTAAATTAGATTACTAAAATGTGCCCCTATGTCGACTTTCAAAACCCTTAGCCCCCCCGATAAATTTAGGATTCCATTTAATTCAAATAAATTATTTTCTTTTGACTCATCATCTGCATCAACCTCATTAGTAAATATCACGGCCCAAACATTCGAATACCCAACTACTAGTTTAAGTACTTTTAGTAACACAGGTACAGATACTTTCAATAGTATAAAATATCTCCAACTAGACCATTTGTTTTATAAAGACAATAGATTAAACATTTCAAATAAATTAGGAGATGCAGATTATCTAGCTGAAAATAGAACACTATACAACAAAGTTAATGTAATTTCTATTCCCTCAAGATTTTATGGAAATAAAATTCAACCAGGGTCTTTTAATTATTCAGGAAGTTTAAACAAAATAGTAGATGATAAAAAAGGAAATTTACTAATATCAGGAACCCAATTAATTAGTCACAGTATAGATGAAAGAGAAAAAGTAATGTTTTTAGGACCTATAAAAGGGTTTAAACAATATGATGTTAATTATAATTTATATGGGAAAACAACACCAAACCCCCTAACACACTACAGTAGAGGAGGAGTGTATGATGATAGCTATTATAATAATACTTTAACATATAAAAACATATCATTTAGTAAAGAAAACCATGGAGGAAATATAAGTAGTTCTAAAATAGATTTTAGAAGTAATTTATCTTTAACTTCTTCTATCACAGCCCCCCACAATGAAACTTATAATTTTAATCCAGGAGAAGATTTTGTAATTTCTATGTTTGTTAACCCTGTTAGTGGGAGCGGATATTTAATATGTAAAAGTACTATAGAAAAATCAATATCTGCCCCTATATACCAACAAAAATTAAACGAAACAGGTTCCTCTCAACTAACTGATTTAAAAACACAAAACCAATATCCTTTTGAAATATACATTGATCCCTCTCAAAACATTAATTTTAGAAAAAGTGATGGAACCTTTACCCCCAAAATATCAGCTCCAATAGAAACAGGATCCCTATCACACATAACTTGTATGAGTTCAGCTTCTAGATTAGAACTTTATATAAACACAGTATTAGTGGCAAGTGGGCCTGACACAACAATATACCAAACAGAAAACAAATCAGAATTATTCATTGGTAGTAAGGGGGAATTAAGTAATTATTATACAGGTAGTATGTCTAACTTAAACATTTTTAATTCTTCAAGAACAAAAGAACAAATAAAAAGTCTATCATCAAGTATAAACGGTTCACCTTACATAGGGAATATATTTTATTCAAACGGGTTAGCTACCATAACCCACCCAAAATACCAATATATAGCTAAACCCCCTATAAGTAACGGTTTTAAAGTGTCTTTTAAAAATATCCACCCTATATATGAAAATGAATATCAGTGTACTATAAACCACGATGAATATAATTTTACACATAATATATCAACAAGAAAAATCAAATCAGACCAAAAACCGGATTTAGCAAACTTTACAACAGGTTCTACTTTTAGACCCTACGTTACAACAGTTGGTTTATATAATGAAAATCATGAGTTATTAGTAGTAGGTAAATTAGGCCAACCTGTAAAAATGTCAAATGAAACTGACACAACTTTCGTACTTCGCTGGGATACCTAAAATAGCCTTCATACATTCAATGTATGCAATGGTACTATCAAAACAAACTCATACAAGAAATTAGCGATCTCCCAGAGAACGCATTTGGTTTCATCTATCAAACAACCCACCTTCCAACTGGAAAAAGGTACATTGGTAAAAAATCTTTAATTTA